CATTTTCCTCAATGCCAAGTCCGCCCTGGCTCTTATTTATGTAATGCATGATGTCCGGTATCCCTAAGAGCATTTCTGATCTGCACTTGTCCATGTGGTACTGCATTTTACAGAACAGGCACTCATTACCATCCCTTTCTGCGATCAGTTCACAGGTTTCTTTTGGAAAATTGTAGTTGACCTTATTTTTTTTGCTTTTCTTCATTTCTTCACCGCCTGCTGCATCTGCTCAAATATTTTATTGTATTTTCTTTTTC